CGTCGGAACCGTATTGCTCAACTGCTTGCTGATTGGGGTCTTATTGGCATTGTTGATGTAGAGAAGATTCAAGATATCGCACCACTGAACCAGATTAAGGTTCTTGCATACAAGGATAAGCAAGACTGGATCCTTGAGACCAAGTATAATATTGGGTCTAAGAAGAAAAGAACAGAGGAAACCGAATAAAGTATAGGGGTGGCAACACCCCCTTTTTTATGCTATAATGGATTGGTAAAGACATCCGATCCATGATCGAACTCGATAAAGTTTACTCCTTTAAGGTGGATGAATTGTTTCATGCCAATTGTCCTAAAGGGGTTGTTAAATCAATGACTAAGAAGATCAGGGAAGATGGTAGAACATCTTCACCTATCATGACTTCATATGTGTCTGAAAAGTGGTTTACGGATTTAACGTATGTTGATGAGAAGTTTAGAGATTTTGTTGGTGAAGGTAAAAACATTGAGAAAAAAATGTGGTCTAGACACACCACTAAATTCTGCCCATCTTACATGGTAGGTTCTGGGAGAAAGATTGATCCTGAAGAATCATTGAGAATTTGTAAAGAGAATAATCTGATTTATCTGTTAGTTAATGCAACAGACTTTCCTAATGTGTATGTTACATTTAGAGATGGTGTTAAAATGCATGAACGACATAAGTCATGCAGTATAGGTTATAATGACAAGTGGACTAACTTTTACTTTAAACGTGATGCTGTATCTTGAAGATTGTTTAGATGGTATGAAGAAGTTGGAGGACGGTAGTATTGATGCTATCGTCACATCTCCTCCGTACAATTTAAATATCAAGTATGGTAAGTATTCTGATGACAAACCACGTCAAGAGTATCTTGATTGGTTGGTAAGTATCTTCCGTGAAGGTAAACGTGTGCTCAAAGATAATGGGCACTTATTTGTCAACATGGGATATTCTAATGTTGATCCTTGGATTGGTATGGAGGTCGGACTTTCACTCAGGAATGATTGGATCTTACAAAATCATATAAACTGGGTAAAATCTATCAATGTTACAGATAGGCATGGTGTATCAAAAACGAGTGGTCATGCAAAACCAATCAATAGTAAAAGATTTTTATCTCCAACATGGGAACATCTTTTTCATTTTACTAAAGACGGTAATGTGAATGTAGATCGTCTTGCTGTTGGTGTTCCTTACGAATATTATAAGGAAAACTTGAGACATAGTAAGTCTTTGGACGAAGAAAAACCAAATCTTAGAGATAAGGGTAATTGTTGGTTTATTCCATACGAAACTCTTTGTATGAAGAGAAAAGATAAAAAACATCCTGCAATATTTCCTGTCAAATTAGTTGAAGATTGTTTGAAACTCACAGGAACGAAATCTGGTGTTGTTCTTGATCCCTTTATGGGAACAGGATCCACTGCTGTAGCAGCAGTTAATATTGGATGGGATTATATTGGATATGATATTGATCAGGATTATATTGATTTTGCAACAGAGAGGTTGAAGGGGTTGACAAAATTTTTAAACTGATATATATTACTATAGTTGTTTCAAGTTGGTCCTAATACACCAACGTCGGAAACACTACTCTCTAAAACTTTTATAACGGAGAACACAATGACTACAACAACCGCTGGAAAAGTCCAGTATGATATTGATGCTGTAAAAAAACGCATTCTTAGAAATCTTGTCGAGGAGGCAGATAACGAGATTAAAGATAAACAGTTGGAAGTATATCGCAACTATGGAGTTGCTCTTAATCCTCTGACTGAGTTGCCTCAAAGACAACCCAAAATTCCATTCTGGACTTTTGTTACTGATCTATTTGAATCGGATCAGGCAGTTCCTTGCATGATCCCTGTTGGTCTGTGTTGGGGTGATGCTTCTTACAATAGAGCAGATGAGATCAATTGGTCTCAAATTAATACTAACATTGAGTATAGTCAAGGATATAGTTATGATGCTGCTGCTTACATCGATGTAGTTTATGATCCTGAGACTGGTCGTTTCATCGTCAAGAAGGGACAGCATCGTGTGATCATGGCATTTCTTTGCCTTGGTGGAGATGCTTGTGTTGCTGCCAATGTCAAACTAGTTGATGATGACTATACAGAAGAACAGCAGATTACTGCTGAAGCATACGAGCACCATGTTGATGCTCAGAAAGTAGCACGACAAAAAGCACACCAGGCAGGTCGATCGGCATTTGTTTCTGGTGATGTGGATGATATCAAGTACACTAACTTCATTCTGTCACATGGTATTGGTGTGAAGGGAAAAATGCATCTCTTCCCTCAACTCGCACATTTCAGTCGTGTTTGTGACACACCATGGGCAGTAAAATCTGCCATGCAAATGGACGAGAAGTATAAACCAAAAAAAGCGTATACTTCAATGGCATTGCATATGCTCAACAAATACTTGCCTGCTAATGACAAAGTTATTGGTGGTAAGGCAATCAAGGCTGTTACTCAATTCTTTCACCTGTTTGAGGATAAAATTAAGTCCACTGCCGTTAAAAACAATACTACATTTGAACTATTTGTTGATGAGATCTTCAAGTACATGTGGCACCAACGCAAGACTAAATCTGCTGCTTGGTTGAAAGGTTCTCAAGCATTCCGTGGAGAGAATGTTATCATTCCACTTGCACGTTTAATCAAGTTCACTAATGCGTATTGTCAGGAGAGCAACATTACTCTTCCCGATGGTCGCAAGAATGAAGACAGTGTGTGGTGCTCTACAGATGAAAAGTTTTGGTGTGAGTTTTTGAATAAGAGCACTCCCAAAGAACTTCATGGTTCGGTTAATGCTATTGTAAGTGAGTGTTGATTGCAAAAAACCGAATAAAAAGATACGGGGGTCCACACCCCCTTTTTTATGTTTTGTGTTACTATATACTTATGGATGCCTTCGGGGTCCACACAATCAAATCTTGCTTTAAAAGGAGAAGTACAATGACTGACTTAATGAAGTATAACGCCGCTAATTTTAATCAGCTGTTAGAACGTATAAATAGAAACAGCATTGGTATGGAAGAATACTTTGATCGTCTGTTTAACCTGCATGAAACGACGACAAACTATCCTCCATATAATCTAGTCACGGTTAGCAACGTAGAATCAAGACTAGAATTAGCATTGGCAGGTTTCAAAAAGAAAGAAGTTTATGTCTACACACAAGACGGTAAACTCTTTGTCGAAGGACAAAAGGAAGACAAAGAGACCGGAACAGAATACGTCCATAGAGGAGTGGCTCAGAGATCTTTCACCAGATCTTGGACACTCTCAGATGAAACGGAAGTTAGATCAGTTGTATTTGAGGATGGGTTACTGAGTATTACACTCGGTAAAATTGTCCCAGATCACCATCAAAGGAAGGATTATCTATAAATCCTGATTGATTTCTGCTGCCATTTATACAGAAATGTATCGTAGTGATACAATATAATATAGATAGTTATGTATTAAGGAGGACGACTTATGAACTTCACAGCCGCCACTCTTACAATTGGGACCGTAATGACTCTTTTTTTCAACGGTCTCCTTGGGAGCGCATTTCCCTAATGGACCCCCTACAGCAGAAATCTTTCTAACAACTCCATAAATAAAACTGAATATCGTCGCCGCAGGGGAACGACTGGCAAAATCCAGTTGACTTCCCCCTTTTTTATTGATATAATGACCTGAGAGGTAAATTAAAAATGTCGATTAAGATTGCACTATTGAAATCTGGTGAGTCAGTTATCGCTGATATTAAAGAACTTGTACAGGAAGATCAACTTCGTGGATATTTGTTCAAGAAACCTTTTACAGTAAGTTTATCACCCACATATGGATTTCTTGCTGAAGAATCTTCTGAAGAAGATAATGGAGAAATGAACGTATCATTTAGTCCATGGATTGTTTTTACTACTGATGAAGAGATTCCTGTAAGATATGATTGGTTGGTGACAGTCGTAAGTCCGGCAAAAGAAATTCAAGAACTTTATGAGGAGATGATCAATGGACAAAGTGATCAAAGTAATTCTACTGACGAACAGTGAAAGGTTAGTTAGTGAGATTGTAGAAATTGGTGCCGACATTGGTGAACCAGACTGCAAACTCATCAAACCTCACGAAATTTGGGAGGGACATAATCTTGTTCCTTGGATGATGGATGATACTGATCAAATTGAGTTTATGATTAGTTCTGATAAAATTATTACTATTGCTGATCCCAATTCGGATCTTCTTGACAAATACTTGGAAAAAATCAACTGATGCGATTCTACACAAACGTTCAAATGGTCGGGGATCACTTCTTGGTCCGTGGG